CCCGGCCAGTTCACGGTCGAAGCGGTGATTTCCCGCATCGATGACGGTCGGCCCGGGGTTGAGGAAGCATGGGCAATGCTGCCCCACGATGAGCAGACATCGACTGTCTGGACCGAGGAAATGGCGAAAGCCTGGGGCATCGCGTTGCCGCTGCTTCAGGCCGGAGACAGGATCGGCGCCCGGATGTCATTCAAAGAGGCGTACACGAAACTTCTTTCCGATGTGCGCGACGCCAAGATCCCGCCCAAGTGGACGCCATCCTTCGGCCGGGACGCTGCCGGTCGTGTGGTGGCGCTCGAGAACGCGGTTCGAAATCACCGGCTGACTCTTGATTACGCCGCCGATCTGCTGCCACCTGATCAGGCTGAGGGCTTACTGCTTTCGCTTGGCGTCAAAAATCATCCGCTACTGGCGGCGCCGAACACAGAAGGGCAGACAAAAGTCCGCGAACTGCTTTCCACTATGAAGGCACTTCCAAATGGGTGACTTCTCCAAATTCCTCGCCATTCGCCAAGCCTATTCCGAACTGCTCCCGGAATGGATGGGGGAATACGAAAAGACCGGCGAAATGCGACAAGACCCGTATTTCATGGACTGGGAGTTCACCAGGATAGAACGAAATGTATGGAGCGACATTCGCGCGCTCGGGCTTCCTTTTTATCCGCAAATCCCGGTTCTGAACTATTTCATCGATTTCGGGTGCCCTTTCCTGAAGATCGGCATCGAGTGCGACGGAAAGGCATGGCACGACCATGATCTGGATAAGGCACGCGATGCGCGGCTTGCGGCTGAAGGCTGGATGATCTTCCGCATCGAGGGCCATGAGTGCGTCCGCGTCGTTGAGCCCTGGCAGGAATACACCGACGAGGAAAACCCGATTGAGGTTGATCGGTATTTTCTCGCCACGTCAGAAGGTGTACTGCGTGCGATCAAGTGCAAGTACTTCGGCGGCCATGCCGACCGGCGCTACAACTTCATGATCGAGTCGACGCTGTTCGAACACCGATCGACACCAGAAACGGAGCCGGTCCGCCGCCCGATGACGAAGAAAACCGGGCCTATCCGCCTCTCCGAGTTGATAGGCGAGCATCTGAGCCTTATCGAGCGCCGCTTGAAGAGGCAAACGGCATGAAATTCCAAGCCAACAAAGGCCACCTTCAGCAAGGTGGTTTGAATCTAAAGCCTTCAACGAAAGCCGTCAAGAGCGGTTGGAGAACGAGAAAGCGTGAGTCTCACATCAAGCAGTTAAAACCACCAGCACTCAATTGGAAGGGGAAATGAAATGTCTATTCCGCCTTGGCACTACGATGAATTTGGCAATTGGAGGCCCAAATGGCACTAACGATGGCAACTAGGAGTAAGCGCCGATATAGCGGTAATGACCGACACTTTTGGCCGTTCACGCTGAGCTCGCACAGCAGCGATGGCTGGAGGCCGCTCGGAATAATGCTCGACTCCGGAGCGGATCATGCTGACGGATACAGCAAGGGATGCAATCTCAAGTTGCACGCCCTTGGCTATTCGCTAATCGTGGAATTACCGCAGTTTCTGAGCGATTTCAAAATCAAACATATCGCTCATTGGGACGCCGAGACTGTCGCCCGCATGGGGCGCAATTTTTACTACGAATGGTTCCCATGCGAATACGGCTTTACGTTTCATGGAGATACGCTGCACGTCCATTATGGTCCGCAGACTTTCGATAGCAGCACCACTAAAAACAAAGTCTTCTTCCTCCCTTGGATAAATTGGCGGTACATCCGCCAAAGTTGGTATGGCCTCGAAGGGGAGCATCTTCGCACAGCATGGGGAGACTTGAACGGCGCGGAATGGTTTGCCCAGCGTGAATGGATTCGAGAATTTGAAAAGTCTGTTCCGACGGTCAGATTCAAGTTTGCCGACTACGACGTAGAAGAGATAGAGGCGACCACGCACATTGAAGAGCGCGAATGGCGATTCGGTACGGGTTTCTTCAAATGGCTCAGTCTATTCCGCCGTCCAAAGATTCGCCGCGATCTGCGCATCGAGTTCAGCAGTGAGGTGGGGCCAGAAAAGGGCTCATGGAAAGGCGGGACCATGGGGCACGGCATCGATATGCTACCTGGAGAGCTACACGAAGACGCGTTTCGGCGCTATTGCGAGCAGGAGCACACATCAAAGTATCGCAGATTCAAGATTAGCTACATCGGAAAAATCTCGGCAGCATAACTAAAGGAGACAGGGATGGTAATTCAGAAGACGATGCGCAGGAGTCCATTCGACACGCGTTTTTCGCTGTTTCGATTGATAGGCAATGACTGGAAGCTTTCCGTATCTCTGCATCCGTTCTTCTGGTACTGGCAGCGCTCATGGCAGCAGTTCCGCCTGACGATATGCGGGATTAACCTGCATTGGCGTGATGACCGTCTTAGGCCGAAAGAACCGGGATATTCAATCGAAGACCTCGGTGCCATCATCGCCGGCCTGCTGATGGGCATTGGGATTGTGTTTCTGGTCTGGGCGCATTTCCATTTCACGTGAAACGAGGCGGCCGCTACAACCTGCGCGATCTAGCAGACTGCGTGCGCTTGGTACTGGACAGCAGGCCTAACCGACAGCGCCAAGAGGCCATGCTGGCAGTAGTTGAAAGAACGCCCGGCACGCCACCGCGCGATGTGATTTTGAAGGCAATAAAAGGGGAAACCGATGAACGAAAACACGAAACCGCAGAACTGTTTTGACCAGGGCGCATTGCTCGACATACTTATCGCGCATCTTCACCTGAAGAACGACGCCCAGCTTGCTCGATCGCTCAATGTCGCGGCACCTGCGATCAGCAAACTTCGGCACCACAAGCTGCCCGTTGGCGCCGCGATGCTTCTCCGCATGCACGAAGAATCAGGGTTCACGATCAAGGAACTGCGGGCCATGATGGGCGATCACCGGACGATGTTCCGGCCGATATCGCTGGCGTCCCTTCAGTTTCGCACGTTCAGGCCGAAGCCGGAGCCGCAGCCGAAACCGTTGACTAGCTATCTCCGCAAAGACCTGGCGCACTGAAATCAGAAAGGGGAGTGTGATGGGACACGATATTTTTGCCCGCAGAGGGAAGCCTGAAGTTGGTCGTGAGATGCAATTTTTTGCGCAAGAGGAAACTGCTTACTTACGACGCGGCGCGTTCAACAATCTAGGTAGAGAGATATATAAGGCGCTCGATGCAACGCAATATGACGCTGGTTGCTCAGGTAATGGAGAAGACGTCTATTTCACGCAACAGCAAATTGCAGATTCTCTGAAAAGGCTTCCTCAAGGCGAGCAACTCGAACCGGAACGCGAATTTCTATCCGATTGCCTTGCTGCTGGCGGTGACGGTGTAACGATCTCCTTTTGTTGAGGTTGTGATGACCAAGCGCCGCTCCAAACGATACCACCCGAAGCCGATCCGCGTCGACGCGATGAACTGGGCGATTGCCGGCTCCTGCGTGATGCCGGCAGGTCATCAGAAAGACCTGATGTCGCACGTCGACGCGGCGCTCGACAAATTGCGCCATGGAATCGCCGACCGTGACGACTGGAACACGCTGGCCAATGCGCTGAACATCTCGGAAGAGCTCGCGAATTTCGAGATCGGCCCGAACCTCATGCCGGCTGTCAAAGCCGGGCAGGACGCCCTGCACGACGTAGCACTTCGCATGATGGCCAACGGAAGCTCAACCTGCCGAGGCTCCGAACTGACCGCAATCACCGAAGCGATCGACATGTACAGGATCCAGCTGCGGTTTTGCACGCAGGCTGAATTCAGCAAGTCGGTAGAGCGCGTGCAGACGCTACTTCAGAGCGGCGCAATAAAACGGGTTTCCGACACCTATCGGATGTTGGCAGAAAAGGAGGCGGCATAAATGGGGATGTACACGAAGCCGATTCTTGATCTGATCGCCAGCCGGCCGGGGGTCAGAACCGTAGAAATCGCCGATGAGGTTGGGTGCGACGAGGACATGGTCCAGACTTTCATCCAGTCAGACATCGATTCAGGCGAGATCGTTGTGCAGTCTGTTTTCGCGGTAGGCGGCAAGCCGACGAACAGCTATTACCCTGCCGCAGGCATTTCTGCTCTTGAGTTGAAGCCAAATACAACTCTATTGTTTGAAGGCGCCTCGTTACCCGACTTGCCGGCCTTCCTCGATAAGACGGAAAAGACAAGAACACAAGCAGGTATCAACTGCATCGTCGCCAATGGCGGACGGGCATCGAATATTCAGGTGAAAGAAGCGATGGGCCTGAAACGCGGGCAGAGCCCGACATCTTTCCTGATGAATCCTCTCAAGAATCGTCTTCTTGATCGCGATGGAGATGATTGGATTCTAGGTCAGAACCATCCTGATCGAGCCCCCATTCATTTTTCATGCGCAATGAGGCCAAACGGTCGATTCACCATGGCTCGCGACGGTAAGACCATCGCAGACCTGAGCGCAGACGAAACATCTGTGGTTCGCCAATTTATGAAGTCTCTCCACGACGAGGTGCCAACATGATGAATGTGCTTATCGCGATGCTGGCTGTGATCTTGGTGATTTGCGCTTCTTCGCTCGAATGGTCGATTACCGGCCGCTTTTTCTGGGTGGCGATTTTGGTTTCCATCGTCATCGTGGCATGGCTCCTGTGGTGGCTTTCTGAAAAATTCATTGATCTGGTCGACTGGATGACGCAATGGGAGCAATGAAAGGCAAGGAAGAAGGTCTGCGACGGCATGAGTTTGGCGACCCTTTGGAAATTCTGCTGCGCCGAGAACAAGGCAGTTGCACTGGGTGCCAATTCGATCATGCCGAAAGAGTGTTCGGAAAAGAAATCAAGGTATGCCTGAAAGGGCGTCGCCATGGGAAGAAGTGCACCAAATATAAGGAAAAGGAATGAAGGCGATTTTCGAATCCACCACGCAGGCTCTGCATGTTTCCTTTCTGATTATGGCCGTCGAGCCGCGCCAGAAGAATGCACTCCGCCAAGCATTGATCCGATACATCGAGGAGGTAAGAAGCCCGAGCGCGAATCTGCTTGACTGGCTTAATCAGTTACGTGGTGAAAGTTCCGGCACAGTGGATTTCAGCGGCTTGACGATGGACGAGATCCGCGCCCAATGCGCCATGGTGACGCAGATCGTGCGCGATCATCTGCCGGCGCCGGAAATGCACGCCGTCCGTGCGCGGCATGTTCCATGTGAAGCAAACGAAGTCGGCAAGGATGAAAACCGCCGCCCAATCTACGACTATCGCTTTTCGGATGAGAGGCAGGAGTCTTTCAGATTTGTAGCGGACTGGCTGAATAAAGCC